CGGCCGTCCGGAAATTGCAGTCCTCGTGCTCCATCACGAAGTCGATCACGCTGCCGCCCTTCCCGCAGCCGAAACAGTGCCATCCGCCGGTCTTCGGGTACACCTTCAGCGACGGCGCCTTCTCCCCGTGGAACGGGCAGCACATGAAGCCGTGCTTCGTCCTGTAGCCATATATGTCCAGGATCCTGTCCATGCCCACGCTGTCGCGGATGGTCTGCGCGGCCTGTCTGATATCCATTTACAGATCATCCCTTCCGAAGTAGTTTTCCTGGACCGGTTTCATTCCGTTCCGGTACAGGTCGTTGATCGTGTCCACGACGGCGTCCATCAGGTGGTACCCAAGCGGCGGCGTCAGCTTTGCCTCCAGCTGCTTCAGGTCCTGGGCGAAATCGTTCCACTGTTCGTCCGTCTCGATGATCACGGACCTCCATTTGTCATAGAACGCGATCACCAGCCTGAACATCTGCTGTTCGTGCTCGGTCATTTTCTCACCCCCGTCAGGAACTCCACCACGTGCTTCCCGGTGCTGTTCGGGCTGCAGAACCGGAACCGCACCCCGTACTCGTGCTGCATGGTGATCAGCACTTTCCGCAGCGTCTCCGGGTTGAACCGGAACATGGGCAGCCCGTCCCAGCCGATGGGAGAGCGCCACCAGTCCAAGCGCCCTCCCGGCAGGGTTTCCTCCGTCAGCACGATGAGCTGTATCCCGCACTTCTGCGCCCGGATGCACTCGTTCCGGAAGCGCTCGTGTTCCTGGAAGCAGCAGCTGGCCAGCTCGCCGACGCCGTACTTGGTATCGACCGATATGTCGCCCTTCCCGGCGATCTGGTAGTCGCCCACGTTCAGCGCCTGGCGGATGATCTCGATCCCGTGCTTCTCGCAGTACGCGTGTACGTTCTTATGCTTGCCGGCCTGCTGCCTGGTATCTTCATACAGTACCATTCAGACCACCGCCAGTCGTTTTTCGTTTGCCGTACAATCCAGTTCTGAATCCGTGTCTTATATTGTCTGCCAGGCTGATCCATTCGAGGTTCTCCGGATGATTGTTCATCGGATTGCCATCTTTATGGTTGACTGTCAGGCCGTCCTGAAATCCGTCGCACCAGGTCATAGCGACTAGCCTCGCGACAAGCAAGGTTTTTTCCTTGCCGTCTTTCCAGAGGCAAACCCGCGCGTCTTTGCTTCTCCCGGATTTCCGGGTTTGGTATTTCAACTTCATAACCCGTTGCTTCCAAACCCGGCGCGGGAATCTTGCGCTTGCCGTCGTTTTGCCTTCAGCTGTCCGGATGCGGCCATCAGTGGAAGCCTGGTACAGACCTTCATATCCAGGTATGTCTCTCCATTGTTCCATATAGGCCTCCTGCCTTTTTGTCACGGGAAGGCTAACCCGTTAATCAAAAGGGAGTTCTTCCGTCTCGACCTGGGTGAAGCCGTCCGGCGTGCCGGAGGCCGGCGCGGATCCGGAGTCTCCCTTCGGCTTCATGGGCTTGCACAGGCCCTTCCGGGCGTCGTCCGCCACCTCCAGCCGGCCGATCTGGGTGTAGGGGTTCCCGTTGTAGGTCCCGGCCCGGACGGTGATGCCCACGGTCTTCCCCTTGAGCCCGCCTTCGTTCCAGTCCCATTTGTAGCCGGGATTGCTCTGCTCGATGCACCAGATCGCGTTGTTGAAGGTCCGCACGTCCCATTCCGGGTGTTCCCGGCGGGTGTTGTGCTGGTTCGGGATCTGCAACCGGAAGTCGCCCTTGTACTTCGCCTGGTACATCTGCTGGTACCCGGCGTTCTGGCTGTCGTGCTCGTAGCGCTTCGTGTAGTACCCGGCAAAGTCGCCCTCGATGATCTCCAGCCGGAGCACCAGCTGCTGGTCCGGCTCATTCCCGTCGATCTTTACGTTCTTGATCCCGCAGACATAGCTGCCCACCGGCAGCATGGGATACGCGCTTCCGCTCGCTTCGCTCTTGAATCCGTCGTACTGTTTCATGGTTATTTCGTCTCCTTTTTATTATTCTTTACAGGCGCCAGCCCGTAGTATTCGCGCACGGTCCTGTCTACCAGGGCCAGGTCGTTCGGGATCAGGTCGTCCTCGAACATGTCCTCCGGGGTCTTCACCGGATCGTTCCCGCCGGTGTGGGTCCGGAACCACCAGCCGTCCCCGTTGTGCTCCGTCATCAGCACGATGTCGAAGCACCCCTCGACGGTCAGCTTCTCGTCCAGCATCCGCCCGATGGTCTTCGGCCGCACCCGGCCGGTCATCTCGTCCGTCTGGATGTGGTGCAGGAAATAGACGATCACGTCGTCCGGGCAGCCGATGTTCACCCAGTGGATCAGATTCCGGAAGTTCAGCGCGATCTGGGTGAACTTCTCGTAGCCCTTCTCGTTCGCCTTGTCGAAGTATTCGTTGACCAGCAGGTACTGGCTGTCGTCGATCACGTAGCTCTTCATGGTCGGGTTTTTCAGCGCCTGCATGATCTGCGGGTACCCGGCGTTCCGGCAGACCTTGAACTCCTCCCGGAATGGCAGCCGGGGCTTCTCCACCAGGAACACCCCGGTCGTCGCCGGATCCATGTGTTTGATGCTGCGGGTCTTCCCGGAGCCGGAATACCCCAGCGCTAAGATAGGAATGCCCATTAAACCGCCTCCTTTTTGGCATAACGCGGATGACTCATTTCACACCCAAACGTTTGTCTCCATTCGTCAATGTTTATTCGATGAAGAATATCAAACCATTCGCCTCTTATGTGGTTATCTCCAAACCCTTTGTGAAGAAACAATTCAAGATCATTTGCCACATAATTGTCTCTGAAATAGGAAAGCCGTTTATATATTGGAATTGTGAATAATGGTTTAAGTTCTCGTGCGTTTCCTATCTGGAGTGTTAAAAGTCTTTCAATTGGATTGTTTGCAATTCCGATTTTTACAAATTCGCCATCTGTTATGAAATATATGTATGTGACGAATTGTTTTGTGTACTTACCCTGGCTTGAAAGATAATTAGTAACTATTTCAGGAGACACTATCGTATTTTTAAACCTAAGCATCTCCGGAAATCGTGACGCACCCAAGTTTCACTTCACCTCCACAACAAACTTGCTCGGTCTCTCCGTCACGGTGATCCCCGGAATGATCTCGCCGTCCTCCGTGGTCATCACGCTGCCGGCCACCTTCAGCACCTTCTTCAGCTCCGCCCAGTCCAGCGACTCCTTGATCTTCAGGTACGTCTCCGGGCTCTGGCTGTTGTCATACAGCCACTGGATGATCTGCGCGTCGTCCCGCTCGATCTCCGGCGTCTGCTTCTTCACGACCAGCTTCCCGCTGGGCAGCTGATAGCTCTCCTGGGTCTTGGTCGCCTTGTGCGGCACTGTCCGGAAGTACCCTTCCAGCATCGTCTCGAAGAACTGGATCCGGCTCTCGCACCGGGCCTTGACCTTGTCGGTCTGCGCCACATAGAACTCGATCCAGTCCATCATCTCTTTCCGGGCCTCCGCGATCTTGCGGATGCACCATTCTGCCTTCTGGTCGTCATCGACCACGAACCGGCGCTCCTCCTCGGTCAGCGCGGTCTGTTCTTCATCTGTTAATATCTGATCATTTTCCCTTTCGTTCATGGCTGTAACCCTCCATTTTATTGATGTTGTCGATCGCCGCGGCCAGGGAAGGATGCGGCATTTCGACTGATAGCAGATAAGTCCGCACCGTCCCGTCGCTGAAGCTGACGCGGATGGTCTCCGGGTATCGGCTGACGCCTGGATGGTCCCAGATCGGGAACACCTTCGGCAGCGGAAGCACCTGGATCTCGCTCACAGCTCCACCCCCAGCACCTGGGCGGCGTGCTTCAGTTCCTCGATGAACGCCCTCCACTGCGGAATCGTGTAGCTCATGACATCCAGACCTTCGTCCACGTTCTCGAAGTCGATGTACGTGGTGGTGACGTCGCTCCGGCGGTACCGGCCGAACAGGCCCTCAACCTCGCGCACGGTGAACTTCTCATACTGGACCGGCTGCGTGATCTTCGGCTTCTCCGGCTTCTCCACGATCTCGACCTTGTTCGCCTCCGGCGTCTCGATCCGGATCGGCCCGTCAATCTTCACGACCGGCAGTTCCTCCGCCTTCGGCTTCTCGTACCGCTTGCCCTTCGTCGGCAGCTTTTCGAACGCGTCCGGGCGCTTGTCCTTGCACCACTGCCTGATCCGGTACCATGTCTGCTCCGGGTCCGGGCAGCCCAGGCCCTCCAGGTACGTCTTCGGGTTCTTGCCTTCAATCGCCAGTGTGACCGCTTCCATGCGCTGGTCGTCCGTCAGAATAACCATATTTTCATCTCCTTTTTTTGTCGGTTTCCCGTCAGTCCGTTCATAGGGCTTTCGATGCAGATACTCCCGCTGGATGTTGTGCCAGGTTGCCCGCGGGGTGTAATAGTGCTCGCTGTACAGATATGCCTGGATGTCTCCGCCTTCGCGCTCCAGGTCCATGCAGTGCTCGACGATCGCGAGCTTCTCTTCCGCCGTTCTCGGTGTCGCCACGTCAATCACGCTCCAGATATTTCGCCTGGACGAATCCGTGGTCGGTGACGGCCCACTCCCGGCTTGCCCAGTACACCCGCACGGTGTCTCCGTTCTTAAGCCAGCTCCGCCGCTTCCCGCCGACCGTCTTCCGGCAGGCCACCCGGCCGTTGCTCCGGATCGTCATCACCCGGTCCATCGCCTCCGGCTCGCCGAAAACGACGTACCCGCTGCTGACCCAGCCTTCGCCGTACTCGCCCACGCCGATCAGGTGCAGGAACCCGTTCCGCTCTTCGCCGTCGGTCTCGAACCGCATCCCGCTGCTGGCATAGCCGACGATCTCCCGGTTCTTTCCCGGCCCCTTCCGCACGTTGACATAGTCGCCCGGCTGGCAGATCACCCAGCAGTTCATCCGGCTCCCCTCCGCTTCCGCCGTGCCGATCACCACCAGGCAGCTGACAACCACGCCCAGGAATAATCCTACGGCCAGGATCCCGGCGATCATCAGCGCCAGGTCTTTCCTTTTCCAGATAGAAATGGTATAATGTCTTGACATGATAATCTTAGCCTCCATTTCCGCTGATGGTGTGGGACCGTCAGCGGAGCCTTTTTTCTGCGATCTCTTCTTCCGACACACCCCAGAACCGCAAAAACGGAATCCGCGGGATCTTCATCCGGTTGCCGCTCAGCTGGTAGGGGAACTGGATCAGCTCCGGCTTCTCCCTCGCGTAGCCCAGCAGCCTGGTCGGATCCATCCCCATCGCCTCCGCGGCCCATGTGCCGGGGATCACCAGGGTGTCCATCTTCACCAGGTCGCTGAACGTGATCCGGTCAGCCATGATGCCTCACGTCCTTCCACCGGCAGTCGTCGCAGGCGCCCTTGTGCTCCTGCCGGTACTGGCCGCACTGATAGCAGAGCTCGTTGACGCAGTCCCGCAGCGCGCTCTCCATCCCGGCCACGTCGCCGGCAACGATCACCAGTTCCCGGAACGCCACGCTGACGTCGTACGTCCGGCCGTCCTTTTCGCCCGCCGGCCATCCGGCGCCCGTCAGGTCGTTGCCCAGGTTGTTGATGGCATCGCTGAGCCGTCTGGTCAGGTTGTTCATGTTTGTCCCTTCCTTCTTCTTAGCTGTCGTCATTTGTTGACTGTGATGGTAAAAAAATACGAGCCACATCCATAAATGATGTGTCGAGCACCCGTGCGAGGTCGTTCACCTCGTCAAGATCCGGGATCTTCTTGCCTGATGTGATCTTGTTCAACCGCTGCCTGCTCCAGCCCAGAGCATCGGCGGCTTTCGTCTCATTATCGAATTTGGCATAGATCATACCACGCAAGTCGAGCACCTTCGCCATGATGTCTCACCTCCATTCTATATCTTGTGGTCGCCATTTGTTGACACGAACAATATATCACCGTCGTTTTTCGTTGTCAACTGTTTTATGACAAATTTTCGTATTTTAGTTCATTTGTGTTGTTTTTGTTGACACTACTTGTTATAATATGGCTTGCGGGAGGTGAACAGAAATGTATTTCGGAAAGAAAATGAAAGAAATCAGAGATGCCAATGGATGGACCCTTGAAGAAATGGCGAAAAAACTCGGAACAACAAAGCAGGCCCTCAGCAAATACGAACGTGGCGAGCGCTCACCAAAATTTGATGTCGCTGCTAAATTTGCGAGGATCCTGAAAGTTCCTCTGTCGGAATTAACAGACGAAGTTCAACTTGAATATGATAATTATCAGAACACAGTCGTTCCGGAGACAATTAGCAAATCGGATGCGATAATACTCGAATCAATCCATGATAATGACCGCATCAGAATGCTGGTTGAATGCGCTTGGAAAATGGAAGATCAGGACATTATGATGTTGATGGAAGTGGCACACAGGATAATTGATCTGTACAATGCGAGGTGACCGTCATGAACTGCCCGAAATGCCATAAACCCTCACCGCTGGACGCGGCGTTCTGCCCGTACTGCGGAAGGAAGCTGTCCCCCTCCGCCCGGAAGCCGAAGCGCACAGCCAACGGCACCGGCTGCGCATACAAGCGCGGAACCGGATGGACGGCGGAGGCTGTCGTAGGCTGGCGTGAGCTGCCGGATGATCTGAAGGATCCGGCGAACGCCCGCCAGCGGATCCCAATCAAGAAGACAAAGGCAGGATTTCCAACGAAAGCAGCCGCCCTGGCCTACGTTCAGACACTGAAAGATCAAGTAAAAGAATCCCCGCTCACGCTGCAGCAGATCTATGACGCCTGGGAGCCGTGGTACTCTCCCCGCGTGGACAAGTCTACCATGAACGGATACCGCGCCGCGTACCACTATTATCTGGCGCTGGCGGACAAGCGGATCGTGCTGATCACCGCCGCGGATCTTCAGAAGTGCGTGGACGCCTGCAAGTGCGGCAAGCGCACGAAGCAGAACATGAAGGTCGTGGCCGGCCTCCTGTGGAAGTACGCCAAGTCGAAGCACATCGTCAGCCAGGTCGAATCCGAAGTCCTGTTCACCGGCAGGGGCAAGTCGAAGAAGCGCGAGGCGCTGACGGATCTGGAAGTGCAGAAGATCTACCAGGCAATCGGCGCGCACCGCTACGCGGAATATATTTTCTGCCTCTGCTACCTGGGATACCGGCCCGGCGAAATGCTGGAGCTCCGGAAGGAGCAGGTGATCGAGCACAAAGGCCGCCTGTTCCTGGTTGAGGGCAAGAAGACGGACGCCGGCCGGGACCGCACCGTTCCGGTCCACCAGAAGATCGAAACCATCATCCGCGACCGCCTGATGGTTCCCGGCACGGATCTCATTTTCCCGCAGTACGTTTTCGGCAGGGTCAGCAAAGACCACCCGGTCGCGCTCTTCCAGAATTTCAAGCAGATGACCGACAATTACTTCCGAGAGCAAATCTTCAAGCCTATGATGGAGCAGCTGGGCATCGCTGCCGGCAAGGTTCCCTACGGCGCACGCCACACCTTCTCGAACAAGCTGAAGAACGCCGCCGGCGACGATCGGGACAAAGCCGCGCTGATGGGCCACTCCGATTATACATTCACACAAACGAAGTACCAGTCAACCAATGACGACGAACTGCTGGCGGTGGTCGATTCGATGAAATAATGATGTCGGTAGTATGTCGGTAGTAGCAACCAAAAAACACCCAAAAAGCGGCAGTTTTAGCCTGGCTCCGGAGGACATAAAAAAATCCCCGGAGCCTTTATTTTCAAAGGCTTCGGGGAAGTGAGCCCGGCGGGATTCGAACCCACGACCTTTTGATTCGTAGTCATGGCAGGATCGTTGATTTTCAAGCGTTCCAGGATCTAATGTCGGGAGTGTGTCGGTAGTGCGTCCAAAGAAAGAGACAAAAAAAGCGCCCTGGGATCATCTCCCAGGGCAAGTTTTTATTCCGCTTCATCAGGCGGTTGCAATTCTTTTTCCTTGTTGTACTGCGCCGTGCTGATTCCCAGCAGTGCGCCCAGGAACGCGTCCACCGCGCTGATGGTCCCGACGATCTCCGCCGGGTACGGGAACCCCCAGATCTTCGCCAGGGCGAAGTACAGCGTGCCCAGCGCCGGCAGCAGGATCAGGGCGATCCACTTCAGCACGTCATAGACCTTGTTGCTCATCTTCATTATGATATCCTCCTTATCACTGCATCACGGCATGGGCGGCCATCGGATGGGAATCCGGCGGGATGGACGGCAGCGCCCGCACCTGGTTGTATATGTCGCTGATCACGTTGTTCTCGCCCAGGGATTCGTACTGGGTGTACATGTTGTCGATGTTGTCGCGCTCGCTGGCGCCGATCCACCCGCGGGCCAGGTAGTGGTTGAAGGCCTGCAGCAGCCGATCCCGCAAAAGCGCCTGCACGCCCAGCATGGTCGCCTTGTTCTGCGCTTCCACCCGTGCGCTGGCCTCTTCGTTGTCGCTGACCCGCTTCTCCAGCGGACGTTTCAGGAACACCGCGATCAGCACGCCCACGAGGCCGGAGATGATCCCCGACACCCCGCAGACGGATAAGATCTGTGGGAGATCCATCAGGCATCGCCCCCTTCCTTCTCCATCACTGCGCCCGGATACAGCCCGGCCAGCGTGCTCGCGTCCGCCTGGCTGAGCCCCCGGACCGTCACCTTGTACGTGTCCGCCTTCGCCGGCGTGGAGTCCAGCATCTTGTACGTGCTCGGCCCGACCACGCCGTCCACCGTCAGCCCCCAGTCCTGCTGGAAGAGCCGGACGGCCTTCTCGGTCGCCGCGCCGAACTTTCCGTCCGCGCCCCACTTGCCCAGGTCGTACCCGCGCTGGATCAGCTGCGTCTGGATCCGGGTGACGTAGGGCCCCGTGGATCCCTTCCGCAGGATCGGCCGGTCGTCGCCCTCCGCCGGTTCCGGCACCGGCACGTCGTCATACAGGCCCGCCGGGACCGCGTAGTGCGTCCAGCGGTTGCTTTTCATCGGGTTGAAATACTGCACGCCGCTGGAGCATTCCACCGTGGAGCCGTCGCCCAGGTACATGCCGGTGTGGCTCATCTTGTCGCCCTTTTTGATGAACACGCAGCAGACCCGGTCCTTCGGCATTTCGCTGATCGGCCCGCGGACCGTCCAGTTGGCCTTCGTGTTGTACTGGGATGTCGCACCCTGGCCGGCGATATTGATCCCGACCTGGGCCAGCAGCCAGTGTGTGAACCCCCGGCAGTCGTACATCCGCACCGGCAGGTTCCACTTG